CTGGAAGCATTAGCCGATCCTGGCGTGCACACCGTCACGCTTTGCTGGGGATCACAAACAGGCAAGACGCTAACGCTTGCGGTTTGGCTTGCGTACAGAATCGCAAACGATCCAGCGCCAGCATTGCTCGTAATGCCTAACGCGGATCTGGCTAGATCGTACAGCGAGACGCGGTTGGCTCCACTGTTCCAGAAGTGCAAGCCAGTTAAGGCACTTTTCCCGGTAGATATGAACGATTTTAAAATCATGGAAATGCAGTTTGCTACATGCACACTCAGTTTGGTCGGCAGTAACAGTCCGAGTAATCTTAGTTCCCGCCCGATCTGCATTTGCGTTTTGGACGAATTGGACTCTTTTGCTCCACCATCCGAAAAAGACGCGGCCGCTTACTCCCTGGCGTTAGAACGCACTAAATCCTTTCCGCAGCGTAAGCACGTTCTCACTAGCACACCGACACTCTCTACCGGCGATATCTGGATTAACTATCAAGCAGGATCGCAAGAGACTTTCCACGTCCCTTGCCATGCGTGCGGAGAATTTCAAGCGATGGAGTTTGGGCAGATACGTTGGGATGAAACGGCACGGTCGGAGGATGGCAAATGGGACATGAAGCGAGTTACGGAAACCGCAACCTATCACTGCGCCAAGTGCGACGCCAAGTGGAGCGAGCGAAACCGCAGGCAATCGATTGAGAGGGGCAGGTGGGTTGCGGGCAATCCGAGCGCCGAGATAGGGCGGAGATCGTTTCGGCTGCCGTCATGGTATTCGAGCACGCTCGGATTTGCTGACGCGGCCAAAAAGTTCCTAACCGAAAAGCACTATCTTCACGGCTTGCAAGGGTTCGTAAACGGGTGGAGTGCGATGCCTTGGGAGGATCAATTCGACGATGATGAGCTGAACAGCATTCCGCCGGGAGCGTTTGCAAAGAAGCAGGATTGGGAGGCCGATCACATTAAACTGGCGGCGATCGATCGACAGATAGACGGGTACTGGTTTGTAGTGCGAGCGTTTGGCAGGGATGGATCGAGTCGATTGATTGAGGAAGGGCGCAGGCGAACGATTGAGGACGTAGCGCAAAGCCTTCAGGACTTAGGGGTAAAACCTCGTCATGCCTGTATCGATTCAGGTTACGAAACCCAAGACACATACCGAATCGCTGCCCGTTACGGGTGGATGGCAATTAAGGGAGAGGAGCGACCGCACTATCTGATCGAAATTAACGGAACGCGGATCAAAAGCGTCCACAGCTCCGAACAAACTACCGACGCGGGTTGCCGTTTGCTGCTTCTCAGTTCGCCAGCGTGCCAAGATCTGCTGGCTTGGTTGCGACGCGGACAAGGGCCGCTGTGGGAGGTGGCGCACGACGTTAGCCCTGATTACAGGGAGCACATGGCGAGTCATCGCAAGGCTCATAGAATTAACCGTAAAACTGGAAAAGACGTGTATGAGTGGATTCGGATCAAGTCACGGCAAGACCACTTGTACGATTGCGAAACATACCTTGCTGGCCTTGCGGTTTACGGAAAGGTGATTGCCGCAGAGGCAACGCTTACGCAGGTATGATTGACACGATTTTGGCGATGTGGAGCGAGGGCTTATTTTTTCCTTTTGGATTCAGGCTGCAAAAGATCCTGTCGCACTGCGCCTTGCCTTGGAGGCATTGGCCGCAAGTCAGTTTGAGTCATTTAACAATAATGGTCGCTATATGGTGAGTGCGTCGGTAGCCGGAAAATCGTTTAGCTATCAATTTCAAAAAGATATGGATCCTGCAACTTTGGCCCGATTGGCATACGAAGCGTGGCGCAAGGTAAAGGGTTTTACGACTAGCGCACAGGTTGAAACATTTTTAAGCACGAACACGGGTCAAGTGAGTTACCCCAACTACGGCGTACAGCAAGTCGTCTACCCCTAATATGCCTCTGGGAAATTGGTTTGGTCGTTTGATTCGGGCGGGTGCCCAGGACTACACAAAGCGGCGCTACATTTACACGCCGCCACAAGATAGCCGAATCGACGTCACAACCGCCAGCCGCACACAGGTGTTGGGTCTGGCTCGTTACATGTACTACAACAATCCAGTGGTACGCGGGGCGATTGATTGTATGACTCGCAATTCGATTGGCCCTGGCATCAAATGCCAAAGCCGAACAAAGGACGAGGGATGGAACAACGCCACAGAAGAGTGGTTTCACAACTGGTCGCTGGCTTGCGACGTTCGCGGTCTTTTGGATTTTAACACGCTTCAGCAAGTGGCCACACGCACGATGCTGCGCGATAATGAACTCTTTATTTTATTAACCGATAACGGCGATGGCTGGCCGATGTTGCAGCTCATTGAAGCTCACCGTTGCTCGACTCCTGTATATATCAACGATTCAAAAGTGATCGACGGAGTGCGGGTCAATGGCAACGGACGCCCTCTTTCCTACTACATCCGCACGGGAGACGGCGACAAATTCAGCGAGGTGCAAGCCGCCGACGTCATTGTTCTGGCGGAACGCGATCGAGCCGACGAGCTGCGCAGCCTTTCCAGATTGGTTACCTGCCTAAATCTTCTTCAGGATCGCGATGAGATTCTGGAATACGAAACAGGCGCGGCCAAGCGAGTGGGGCAAATCGGATTGGCGCTTGAAGGCGAGGGGAGCACTGGATTCTTTGGCAACGACAGCACAAGCGACGATGGCATTACGACAGACAAAATTTTAGGCGGAGGCGCAATCTGGAACATCCCTCAAGGTCGCCGTTTGCGTGAACTAAAGAACGATCGGCCCAGCCCGAACTTGCAAGACTTCATGGATCAATTTCTGCGAGCGGCCGCAACTGGCTTGGGCTTGCCTTACGAGTACCTATGGAAAGCGGATCTATCCGGGCCATCACAAAGATTTGTTCTGGCGCAGGCACAAAGGCGCTTCGATGAAATTGCCCAGACCGTAATCACGCAACTGGTCAGTCGCGTTCGCCTCTGGGCACTGGCAAAGGGAATTAAGCGCAAAGATCTGATTGTGCCGAAGGGCATGGATCGCTGGTGGCAAGCGGCCTATCACACGCCAAAGCAAACCACCATAGACGCCGGGAGAGACAGCGCCGCTGAGCGGGAGAACCTGAAGCTAGGCCTAACTACGTACTCTCAAATTTACGCGGCTGGCGGAGACGATTGGCAGGAGGCGATTGATCAAAAGATTGCGGAACAAAAATACATCAGAACCAAATGCGCAGAGGCCGGTATTCCTGTTAGCGAGATTCAATTCATCCAGAATCAACAGCCCGCTGCCACGCCTCCATCCGAACCACCCGCCGATGCTCCGGCTCCCACTACTGAAACGCCAGCTCCGCAGTTGGAGGCAGTTATCAAATCCGAAACTACGCAGGCTCAAGTTTTAACTGAAGCGTTTACGATGAAGGACGAGCCAGACTTTAATTTCAGCGACAAAGAGCTGACGATGGTGGCGAAAAGCATTGGTCTTAAAGACAAAAAGACACGTAAAAAGAAAACGAGTTGACGCGGTTTGGCCGATATGGCCGAAAAGAAATTTAAGGGAATCAGCGTCATCACCGCAGGCCCAGCGTTAGGGCACGGTATGGTGATTGATGCGGAGACTCTTTCCCAAGTAGTCGAACGTGGGAACGAAGCGGGGCAGGTGAAGGTCTTATCGGATCACTCTAGCTCAATCTCAAACATCATCGGCTATCTTGAAAACTTTAGCCTAGACGGTGATCGTGTTCGTGCTGACCTGACTCTGTTTCAAAGCCACACTGGATTTTCTTACTTTAGCGAGCTGATCAGCACGCTCCCAGGGCAAATTGGATTTTCCATCAGCTTTAGCGGAATCCCCAGATCATCAGAGGACGGAACCACACTGGCAGACGTTCAAAGCCTCTATTCTGTGGATCTCGTTTTAACGCCCGCCGCAAATCCAACAGGAATTTTTCATGCACTGGTTGACAGCAAAAAAGATGGCATGGATAAAACCACGGCCCCTGAGGTCAAACTAGAAGCGCTGGCAGAAGTCGCGCCCGCAGCACCGGCGGCCCCGGCGCCAGAAGCTCCCGTCATGGAGCCTAATCATAACGATATCCTCAAGGCTATTGCTGAACTTGCTGGCAAAATGGATGCTCTGCTTGCGCTACAACAGGCCGACATCGCTGGCGAACAAGGTGACGAAGCTCCTGAAGCAGAGGCACCCGCGATGGCAGCCAAGGTTGAAGAAACCAAACTTTCCGAGCCTGAAGTTCAGGCTGAAGAAGTTAAGACCGAAGCAGCTCCTGCTGTCGAAGCAACCGAAACCAATCTTTCCAAGAATGACGAAGCCGGTGCAAAAGCCGAACTCGCCACTCTCAAAATCGAACTGGAAGCCAGCCGGGGAATCAAACCCCTGGAAACGGCCTCCAACCAACCCATTTCTCGCGATGAAATCCTCAAGGCTTTCAACGCGGAAAAAGATCCCCGTCGGGCGGCGGAGATTTTCAAACAACTCAAGTTCGCCCGCAAATAACAAAGGATAACAAACCACCATGGCAAATACACTCGGATCAGTCTCGAATGGAAAAGCCATCGCCCAGCGTGCACTCACGATCTTGGTCGATCGCTTTCCTTTCTTAACGCAGGGCGTAACCGATTTCTCGGACGTTCCCGCACGCAAAGGT